TTGATTGTCGAACTAATAGACATATCAACGTAGTCTTGTACGTCTGCCTGAAAGCGCATACGCCTCTTGTAATCTTCTGCCAAGTCTAATGCAGACTCAATGCTATCAGGATCTACACCATAGGTGTCTATCAACTCTTGGGCAGATGAATCTACTACATATTGATACTTCCATCTGTGTCCACCAGTTAAGTACCTTCGCTTGTATGCTACCGCGAATATAGGCTCTATGCCAGAAGAACTGCCAGCAAGAATAGAAATGCTCCCAGTAGGAGCAATCGCTCTATTGGCAACTGGTCTAGAGATTGAAAGTTCATCTGCAAATCTTTTAGAAACATCATCGCTGACTCCTTTATATACTGCCAACCAACGATGAAGACTATCGGTAACTTCATACTTCTCTCCTCTCTTGATTAACCATTCGTGTAGGCCCATAATACCTAGACCTAATCGCCTATTCTTTTCCCTAACATCATAGACTTTTTGATAAGGTAACTCTGCCCTAAGTGTTCCGCATATAAGAAACTTTGTAGCCAGATTAACTATATCTGCTAATTCAGATATGTCCTCAATTCTGCCAAAATTAATACTCCCCAAATTGCAAACATCACTGTCATCAGCACTGCATACTTCAGTACAAGCGTTCCGAAGCGTTTCATTTTCATTCTCCATAAAATTAAAGCTAAACCCAGGCTCCCCTGTACGCATCGCTTGGGCTATGTTTTCCTTGAAGGTATCCCCATATCCCTCGCCATTCCAATAGTTTAGCAACCACTCTGTATCATAGTTAATAGATATGTTTGTCATATCCAATGGTGCAGGAAAATTAAAGTCCTGCTCTTTTATTTGCTTCAAAGTAAAACCAGTATCGCCCACTGGCATCGTATCCCAATCCTTCGCATGAAGAAACGTGGATACATCTTTGTGTTTCCAATTCAGAGATGCGTATATAGCAGACCTACGAGATCCACCTTGCATCACCTTCTGTCCTATACTATTTATCATTTGCATCTTGGGTATGGGGCCAGAAGATAAACCACCCGACCCCCCAAGAACTTTACCTGCCTCTCGATACACAGAGTAGTCTACACCGATACCGCCCCCTGTCATCAGGCAGGACTCAGCTTTCCAACTTAGGTTAGCCCAATCTTCTCGCGTGTCTTCTTCTGCTTTTAATAGGAAGCAGTTATTGTAGAATCGTTTCTTGCGTCCTGCGTAGTAAAGGTATCTGCCCCCAGGAATAAACTTCAATTCATCTATATATCTGGTAAGAGCGTCCTGCTCGTCAAGTGTCATCAGGTTTTGTTCGCCCGTTCGCAAAGAACCGCACACATCTTTTACGAGTGTTGATGCTAGGTCAGACCACGTTTCACACCCTTCATGTGCATACTTGTATTTAAATATATCTTCTGAAAATTTATTTCTAAACTGAGGATTGTTATTAGATTTAAATGATGACACTTCATGTACTCCCTTCGTTCTCTTCTTCCTCTACAACTTCTATTAACTTATTTAAATACCATTGTGCCTTCTTTAAATCTTCAGTTGGTTTACCCTTGTAGTCAAACCTCCAAAGATACTTCAGTATGTTGCCTTGAAGATAATATTTAAAGTTAGGTAGTAGTGCAGCTTCGATAGCATCAATGCATTCTATCCCACTCTGATTATAATGCGGTGGGTTGTTCACCATGTCTTTCATCTTATTATTTTCCGTTTGCTATTTCTCTTGCTTCTTCTGGGGAGTACCCCTCTTCAAATACTAACTCATATATAAAGAGATCACGGGCATTGTATGTATCATCATACTGTTCATATTCTTCATACTCTTCTTCTTTTTTCATGTGTATATCCTAGTGTTTAGTTATGGGTTTATCGTAAAATGGAAAAAACGAATCATAATCAGGTGCTTCTTCTTTAATCTCCTCATACTTATCGTAGTATTTATTTAACATATGCTCTATATAAGATCTATCTAAAGAGGGTAGTATGCACATAATCTTTAAAATATCCGTTACTATTCCTTCTACTTCTGGAGTATCTAGTAGAGATGAGTGAATAACAGGATAGAAGTTACAAGACACACCATACTCATCTTCTTCTACTTTTATTAATATACAAGCATAATCTTTTGGTACAGATACATCATCTTCTGACATTTTTCCTTTTGCCTCTCTTCTTTTTTTCGTTAATCCATTCTTCGGGGATGAGCTGATCGGCAAATATAAAGCCATACTTGTTGCACCAATCTGCATAGGTAGTTTTGCTTCCTTTTCGTAGTTTGTTTTTAGAGTTAGAAAATACAAATCTTAAATCTAAATCAGGATATTGATCCTTTATTAGTAAATGTTTCTGTCTGTCTTGTACAGTAAACACTCCTTTTGTTTCTACTATTATGCCATTAGGTAACCAAAAGTCTGGCGTATAGTTTCTATTCTTTTCGGGTTGGACAAAGGGTATCTTTTTAATCTCATAACAATCTAGTATATTTAAGAATGCTAGTTGTTCGCATACTCTTTCTTCTAAACCTGATCTGAAACCATGTGCTATTTTATAGTTGTATGCAACCATAAGTAGTTAAACCAAATGTACTATGCATACTCATGCTGTTTCCTCTCCCATAGAGTTTAACTGTGTGTATGCTACTATAGGTTTGCTTTTAGCCTTAGAAAATACAGACTCTCTTTCCTGTAAATTAGGCCAACAACTAAATCTATATTTACACCAAGAACATTCCATACCAAGTTTCCTGTTGCCAGTAAGCACTCTGTTAAATGTTTCTGGTTCATCTTCAAAACACCTTTCAAAAGGTGCATCTGAAACTAGTGCATCTATCTTCTTCTCTGCTTCCTTTAAAATACTAGACACTTCTGCCGTGGTATCAGTGCTTTCTATCCTGTTAAGTTCGCCCGTGGCTATGTTCATTGCCCATATACCACCAGCAGGTTTCCCCGTGGCAGAAGCATATACGTGCAGCTGTGTTACGTATCCGAAAGAATCTTTCTCTTTCAATGCATTCCAGCTAATAAACTTATTTCTAAAAGCAAAATCTGAAGTAGATTTTATGTCATCTACTCTGCCATCATCAAAAGATAAGTCAGCCTCTCCCGTTACTGTATGCTTACCTATCTTAGTGATAAGGTTTTGTGAGGACTTGTATCCTTCTAGATTAGCTTCCTTTATAACTCCTTTTAGCACTGCCTCTACAATATCTCCTACCATCATTCGTAGGATAAAATTATAAGAAGGTGCTACCCCCTTCTCCCCCTTTTTCTCCATCTGTAATTGGCACAATGGCCTACCCAGATTAGAGGGCCTTACTTTAAAATCTCCCCTATTTGTTGAAGAAGCGAATTGCTTACGTAGTGCATCAGCTACATCATTGCATACGGTGGAGATAGTGTCCTCCGTCATGGACACCTCCCCATCCATATTCTTTTGAAGCCAACTAAGAACCTTCGCTAACTTCAAATCCATTAAGCAGCATCCTCGTTAAGATCTATAAAGTCATCATCTCCGTTAGATCCTGATGCATCATTAGCTGATGTATGCTTCTCCATAACCCATTTATTTATTTGCGATATGTGATCATGGAATTTTGAAAAAAGTGCAATGGTATCATCATCCATTGTATAGGATGTATCATCTGTAACAGATACATCTATATCATAGTATGTTACACCACCAGAAACTTTCTTACTCTTCATCTGTACTATTCTGGAATTAGGAAGAACACGTTTCTTTGAAACCATATCCAAGAAAAATTTAGATAAAGTTTTACCTGATGTTTTTCCAGAAAGTTCTATCTCAACAGGTATAGTAATCTCTGTCTTCTTACCTTCTTCATTGACACCTTTCATGGTAACCTCTCCATAGAAGATGATCATCAAGCGACAAGACCTAAGAAACTCCTGCCTATCTTTACTTAGAGACTTCCAATCCTTGATATATTCCAGGGGTCTACCACACTGAAAGTCTCCATCATCAGATGGTGCTTCATCTCTGGGGCCTTTAACTAATACGGAATGTACGTATGCACCCTGCACTTTTTCACCGTCTTTAGTAATGCGCTCCGCATACGCATCATATCTTTTGTATCTGTAACGATGCTCGTAGTATCTAAAAGATACTTCTCTTGCGTAGACTTTACCATCTTCGGTGGATACAGAAAAATAACCAGAAGGACATATAATGTCTCCATTACTATCCTCAAGATTTTCTCTCTCTATTCGTAGTCTAGCAAGGGAACTAGTAGAGTTCGACTCACCCCCTGTTTCACCAAAACTTTTTGCGAGTTCTGCTAATATAGCGGAGTTCTCTTGCTTTACTATTTCTTGTGTTTCAGCCATGTTTTATTTCCTTTCTCTGTCTCAAGACAAGACCTTTAGTTATACTCAAAACTACCTGTTTTGTCAAGACATATTAAGCCAGTTGCTTCCTGTTTTTGTCTCTATGGGTAATGGTACATCCATGTTTATATTATAATATAAATGGATGCGTTCCTTTGTTGAACTAGGAGATAATATGTCTTCTACAAGTCTCTTAACCCGATCAACTTCTTCATTCGGGCAGTCGAGCAGTACACTGTCATGCACCGTGTTCACTATTGTGGTTCTTAATTTATTTTTTTGCAACTCCTCTCTCAATGCGACAAGACACAGTGGTACAATGTCTGCCGTAGCTAATGCCTGTACGGGATAGTTCTTTATCTTTGTAGCTCCCGTTGCACCCCCTGTCTTTGTTCTCTTAGCATGGGGGAATGCAAACTGCCTACCCGTTGGCAAAGTAATACATTTGTTTTTGATGGCCTCAGTCTGTAAACTCTGATGCCATTTTTTGATACCAGAGTACTTGTCAATGAAGTGTAGGTTGTAAGCCTTTTCAGCAGGTGTACCACTCATCGCCCCATACAGTGGGGCAAAGGTCCTGCCCTTGGCCTCTTGCCTAGATGTAGGTTGACCATTGTTTGTCAGGTAGTCTGCCGTGTAGGAGTGTACGTCAAAGCCTGTTTCTATCTCTTGTCTTGCTGTCTCATCAGCAGATAGGAATGCAGCTACCCTAAACTCAAGTTGTGCGAAATCAAACTCAAGCAGTGTACCTCCATCGCCATACCTAGACACGAATGCCTCCTTAACAGGAAATGTATTACCCCGTGGCATATTCTGCATATTAGGGGAGGAAGAGGATAGTCTACCCGTAGCGGTACGGCACTGATTAAAGTCAGCATAAAGCATGTTACCTATCAATCTTTTTTTGATGCCCTCTACAAACGCAGATAGATATGTCTCTACTGCAC